AAGAGCTGGGCGAGCGACTGCGAAAACTCGACAAGGACATGGCCGGGCGTGCGGCACGCGCGGCCACGGCGGCAGCGGCAACCGTGGTGAAAAAGGCCGCAATCGAGAGCGCCCCTATATCGTCAGAGCCCCATCGGCTTGGCGGGCGTAAAGACCAGATCGCCCAGCCCGGCAATCTACGCAAGAACATCATCATCCGCCGCCTTCCACCAGGCCAACGGACCGCAACCGAAGAGTACATAGTCACAATCCGTCAGGGCTCCGGCAAAGTGCCAAAGGATGCGTTTTATGGAAAGTTCTTGGAGTTTGGAACCGTCAAGATGGCGCCGCGTCCGTTCCTGCGACCCGCTATCGACAACAACGTGCAGGCCGCAATCGACGCCATGAAAGCCCGTCTCGTGAAGCGCTTGGAAAAGGCTGGCGTATGACATCGAAGGCAGACCTTGCCACTGCTTTGGTTGCCAAGCTGCGCCCACTTGTAGGCGGGCGCGTCTACCGCAACAGATTCCCCCAATCTCCCGAAGTCCCGGTTTGGCCTGCCATCCGATACACCTTCATCAGCACCACGGCGAACCAGGACATTTGTGGGGACGGTGGCGAAGAGACGGCCGATTACCGCGTGCAGATTGATGTGGTAATGCTGGAGTCCGCAGGGGCTACGGCCTTTGCCACGCTCTGCACCGCCGTCAAAACTGCAATGCAGGACTTCCGCCCGATCTGGGTGTGGGACTCTGACTTTGAAGACTACGACGCCGACACGAAAACAACCCGCCTAAGTGCGGACTACATGGTTTATCTCTCAAGTCCCGTTTAACCGCGAAACACCCAGACAACGAGCCGCCCGTTTGGGCTGGTCTCCCATTTTCGATCCGCCCTTTTGGGCAACCACCAGCCGCTTTTCAGCGGCTTTTTTTACGTCCAAAGAAAGGCAAAAACCATGTCACAAGGCCAGCGTTTCAAATTCCAAGGCAGCACCATCCAGGTGTCTGTAGGCACTGGCACTGCCAAGACCATCACCGACATTGACCAAGCCGACCCGGCGCTCGTAACGGCTGCTGCCCACGGGTTCACTCTCGGCACCGCTGTTCGCCTTGCCGCAGTCGTCGGCATGACGGCGGTCAGCGGCAAGTTGTTCGTGGTGGACAACCCCGATACCGGCGACTTCGCGTCGGCCGGTGTCGATTCCACTGGCTACAACGCCTACGTCAGCGGCGGAACGGCCACACCCCTGACCTATTCCGCCTTCTGTGAACTGACCGGAATCGACCAGCAGGACGGCACCAGCGACGAAATCGAGGCCACCACCGTGTGCTCGACCGCCAAAGAGTTCGAGGTGGGCCTGTCCGATTCCGGCACCCTCACGCTGAACTACAACTACGCACCGACCAGCGACATCCAAGCCGCATTCCGTGCGGCCAAAAAGGCTGGCGAAGAAGTTGTGGTGCGCGTAACTTTGCCCAACAGCGGCGGCACCATCGTGATGATCGGCAAGGTGCAGCAGGCCAGTTTCAGCGCATCGAACGGCACCCTTTACACCGGCAATACCCAGCTCAAGCTGACCGGTGAAATCTTCGTGCTGGGGGCCTGATGAGCAAAGCAGAACTGCGCGCGCGCATCCTGGCCACGGCCAACCCGAAGCCCTTCCCGCTCGACATCGAAGAGTGGGGAGACGTGTATGTCAAGCCACTGCTGGTGGGCGAGTTGGAGCAGATCGGTGAAGACGTTGACCCCAAGCTGCGCACCGCGCGCGGCGTGGCCCGGGTGCTGTGCGACAAAAACGGCGAACTGATCTTCGACCCGGCCAGCACCGAAGACCTGTTTGCCATCAACGGCTTGCAGTCTTCGTCGCTGAACAAGATCCAAGCGGCCATGGAGCAGGTCAACCCACGCTCTGACGAAATGGCGATTGACCTGGGAAACGTCTTACCCCCCGCGACCGATTCAAGTTCGACCTAGCCGAATCACTGGGTGTGCCGCTGTCGGGCATCGACGGCATGTCACACCTTGAATTCACCCTTTGGATGGCCCGTGGGCCCTTGTGGCCCCGGCGTCTTGAGCTGCTGCTTATTCAGCTCACCAACGCCCTCGCACAAGTCAACGGCAACAAAACAAACATGAGTGACTTCGACATGTTCAACAAGACGCGCGCCGCTGAATTGAACGAGGCCGCACAGGTCATTGGCGATATTGCGGGCGCAGGTCTGCGCAAGCTCGGACAAGGACGCAAGAATGGCTAACAGTCTCGGATCGCTGCGCGTCAGCTTGGGGCTGGACACGGCCGAATTCACGGCGGGGCTGACCAAGGCCCAGTACCAAGCCAAGAAGTTCGGCGAAGCATTGGGCGGCGGCATCCGCTCTGCCGGGATGCTTGCGGCTGGTGCCCTGGCTGCGGTGGGGGTGTCTGCTGTTGGGGCCGTGGCTGGCTTCAACGCGCTTATCAACGGCGCGGCAGACTTCCAGGACATTGCCGAAAAGACCGGTGCAAGTGCCGAGGCGCTGGCATCGTTTGGCACTGCTGCGGGCACGGCGGGCACCACCGTGGCCACCATTGGTGACGCGATGAACAAGCTCACCAAAAACCTGACCGGGGTTGACGACGAATCGAAGGCGGCAGGTGCGGCGCTGGGTGCGCTGGGGCTGAATATCGCCGACTTCAAAAAGCTATCGCCCGAAGCCCAGATCGAGGCCATCAGCAAATCGCTGGCTGGCTTCGCTGACGGCCCGCAGAAGGCTGCGGTGGCCATGGCCTTGTTGGGCAAGAGCGGCGCGGAACTGCTGCCGTTCTTGAAGGCGCTGGACGAACAGGGCGGGCGAAGCATCATTCTCACGGCTGAGCAAATCGCACAAGCAGACGAATACGCAGATAAGCAGGCCAAGGCCAGGGCTGAGCTGACACAGTACGCACAGGCGTTGTCCACCCAAACACTGCCAGCCGTCACCGCCTTCACCGGTGCGCTGGCTGACACAGCAAAAGAAATGCTAGGCGTGGGGCAGGGCGCGGACAGCCTCAAAGGAAACACGGGCGTTGCTGATTTCGCTGAGAGTGCCGTGCGCGCGCTTGGTTTCATCATTGATGCTGGTGATGGCGTTGCGCGGGTATTCCAGGCCATTGGCGGGACTATTGGCGCGGCGGCAGCGCAGGCATCCGCCGTGGCGAGTGGCGAGCTCAAACAAGCCATTAGCATCGGCAAGGATTGGCAGCAGGAAATGGCGGCAATCGCCGACAAACCCCTGTTCAGCTCAAAACTTGCAGCCCGTCTTGCGGCTGGCAAAACCGCAACCGGTGGGGCCCCTGCTGCCGCGTTGCCCGCGCTGAAATACACCGGCGCATCGTCAAGGAAAGCGGGCGGTGGTGCGGGCGACGACCCCATGAAAAAGCTGCTGGACAGCCAGCTCAAAGCCTACGAAAACGCGGTCAAGGAAGAAGAGGACATTCTGCGTTCGCGAAACCGCATGCTCGACCTGTACAACGGCGAGAACCTGCTTTCCACGGCGGACTACTTCGCTGGCAAGCGCACCGCGCAAGAAGAAGCTGTCAACGCCCAGGCCGCGCTGTACGACAAAGAGATTGCAGCGCTGGAGGCCTACAAATCGAAGGCCAAGAAAGCCACCGACCAAGAGGCAACGCAAGGCAAGATCAACGACCTGACGGCGAAGAAGATCGCCCTGTACCGCGATGCTGGGCAGGCCGCGATTGAGATGGGCTTTGCCGAATCAAAGGCCGCGCAGTCGTTGAGAGACCAGCTTTCCGGCGTCAATGCCGACGTGCTGGAGTTGACCGGGAACCTTTCGGCGGCATCAAAGATCCGGCTCGACCAGCAGTACAAGGATCTGATCTCACGGCTGACGGCAAACGGCGACACCGCTGGGCTGGATCAGGTCGGCAAACTCAAGAGCCTCAAGACTGCCCAAACCGACTACAACGCAGAGCAGGAAAAAGCCTCTCAAATTCTGGCCACGTTGCAGATTCAGGAAGACCGCATTGGTATCGCGCGCCAGCTGGGTGCAGACACTGAATTTGGTTCTCTGACCAAACTTGGTGAAGCCCGGCGCGCCACATTGCTGCAGATGGAATCTGTGCTGCTGGCTCAAGAGGCCATCGCAAAAGCGTCGGGTAATCCTGCACTCATCCTGCAAGCTGAACAAGCCCGTGTCGCGTGGGAAAAGCTGGCCGCCACGGTTGACCCGCTGGCGAACAAGCTGAATTCAGCCATCGATGAAGCGGCAGGCCAGGCCTTTGCCGACTACATCAGCGGAGCCAAGTCTGCAAAAGACGCTGTTAACGACTTCGGCAAAAGCGTGATCAACGAGATCAATGGGCTTGTGTCCAAGCAACTTGGCAAGCAGTTGATGGAATCCCTTTTTGGCGATGTCTCCAAGGGCGGCGGCGCTGGTGGGTTCCTATCCCAATTGTTCGGCACAAGCGGCGCGACTGCTGGCGGCGGGGCGGGCGGTCTGTTCTCGGGGCTGGGTGGGTTCTTCTCGAACCTCTTTGGCTTTGCTGGCGGCGGCATTGCTGCGCCGGGATCGCTGCACCGCGTGAACGAGAACGGCCCCGAGATGCTGGACTACCAGGGCAAGCAGTTCCTGATGATGGGCGCGGGTAGCGGCAAGGTCACGTCCAATCGGGCGATGGGCAGCGCGTCCTCTCCCGTCATCAACATCACCGTGCCAGGCAATGTGGATCGTCGCACTGCGGAGCAAGTGGCCTCTAAGGTCAGCTCTGCCATGACCCGCGCCATGGCCAGGGGGACAGCATGAGTTTCTTTGAAGAGCGATTCCCATCGTGCATCAAGTTTGGCGTGACGGGTGGCCCACGCTTTAGCACAAGCAAGGCGACCTCACAAAATGGCTTCACTTCAAAGCAACGGAATTGGCTCTATCCGCTGCAGTCGTACCAGGCCGACAACGCCATCAAGAACGAGGCAGATTTCGAGGCCGTGCGTGCGTTCTTTTACAACGTGTACGGCGGCTTTGACGGCTTCCGATTCAAAGATTGGTCCGATTACAAAGTGGCTGATGGGCAGGGCGTCATCATCACCCATGATGATGACTCCAAGCAGCTGGCGCGGGCGTACACATACGGCGCGCGTACCTTCATTCGCCCCATCACCAAACCCGTGCCTGGCACCGTGGTGATAACCGGTGGCGGAACGCTCGACTACACGACAGGCTTGATATCTGAAGGCGATCCGGTTTCCTGGACGGGCGAGTTTGACGTGCCCGTGGAGTTTGCCGAAGACCTCATGGATGTTGAGGTGGTCAATCGTTCGGGCACCAAGGGCCTGTTTTTATCTTGGGCGTCACTGCAGCTGCAAGAGATTCGCCTATGACCTCCCCCATGTCTCCTGAACTCCTCGCCCACTACCAATCCGGCCACACCACCATCGCCACCGGCCTGCGCATCGAGCGCACCGACGGCGAGGTGTTCGCCTTCACCTCCGCAGACCACAGCGCCACCATCGAGGGCGTGCGCTACCTTGCAGGCCCCGGCCTCGACATTTCCGCCCTGTCCACCCAGGCCGGCACCAGCGTGGACAACCTGGAGTTGACCGTCTTCCCCGACGAAGAACTGCTTACCCGCCCCAGCTTCCTCGCGGGCCTGTGGGCCGGCGCCCGGTTCACCCTGTTTGAGTACAACTGGGCGGATGTCTCCATGGGCGTGCACACCCTCAAACGCGGGTGGCTGGGCCAGCCCAAAATCAACCAGGGCGCCTTCACCATCGAGCTGCGCAGCCTGCGCCAAGCCCTGCAGCAGCAGATCGGCGCCTACACCACGCAAACCTGCCGCGCCCGCCTGGGTGACGCGCGGTGTGGGGTGGATTTGGCCCCACTCACCCACACCACCACCGTCACCGCCGTGGCCGATCTCTACAACCTCACGGGCAACGCCGTTCAGGCCGATGACTACTACGCCGAGGGTTCTATCGCCTTCACCAGCGGCGGCAACCAGGGCGTGGCGCGCAAAGTAAAGGCCTACACCTCGGGCGCCTTCGTGCTGGCCCTGCCGCTGCCCTTCCTGCCCGAGGTGGGCGACAACTTCACCGCCATCGCCGGCTGCCGAAAACGCTTGAACGACTGCCGCGACACCTTTAACAACGTGCTCAATTTTCAGGGCGAACCCCACAGCCCCGGCATCGACGCACTTACCGCCTACCCCACCCCCGGGAGTGACGCCGAATGAACGACATCGTTACCGAAGCACGCACATGGGTGGGAACTCCCTACCACCATCAGGCCCGGCTCAAGGGCGTGGGTGTGGACTGCGCCGGCCTCGTCATCGGCGTGGCCCGCGCGCTCGACCTGGTGGCGCCCACATTCGACGTGGCCGGCTATGCCCGCCAGCCCGATGGCTGGAGCTTCCTCGCCTGGGCCGACCAGCACATGGCCCGCATCCCCCGCGCCACCATGGCCCCTGGTAATTGTGTGGTGGTGCGCTTCGGCCAGCACCCCCAGCACATCGGCATCGTGGGTGATTACCTGCACGGCGGCCACTCCATCATCCACGCCCTGGTGGGCAAAGGCGTGGTCGAGACCCGCCTGCTGCTCGACGACAACATGCAATTTGTGGCCGCTTATGAGATGCCAGGGGAGGGCGCATGGCGCAACTAGTCCTCGGCGTTGCGGGTGCGGTTGTCGGAAGTGCATTCGGCATGCCCGGCATCGGCTGGGCCATCGGCTCGGCCATCGGTGGCGCCCTCGCGCCCACGCAAAAAAGCTACGGCCCGCGTCTGTCCGACCTCAAGGTCACCACGGTCGAATATGGCTCGCCCATCCCCCTCATCGAGGGCCACCCCCGCATCAGCGGCACCGTGGCCTGGTGCAGCGACAAGATCGAGGTCGAGAACACCACCAGCCAGGGCAAGGGCGGCGGTGCAGAGTCCACCAGCTACACCTACAAAGTCAACATCCTCATCCTGCTCGCCGACAACGAAATCCTCGGCATCCGCCGCATTTGGTCCACCGGCAAGCTGGTGTGGTCCATCGCCGACGACTCCGACGAAGAAACCATCGAAGCCTCCGAGGAAACCACCAGCTGGGACGCCATGCGCGTGTACACGGGAGCCATGGATCAGCTCCCCGACCCCGTGTATGAAGCTGCCGTGGGCCTGGGCAACGCCCCGGCTTATCGGGGCCGTGGCTATGTGTTTTTCGAGGGGCTCAACCTGGGCTCTTCCGGGCAACTGCCAAACCTCACATTCGAGGTCAATGCAGAAGTAGAAGGGTCCTTCGGCAATACCCGGCTGATACTCGAGGATTTCGCAAAAATTGACCGCGAATTCACCCCCCCGCATGGTGCCGCGCAGTCCACGGTCAAGCTGACCGCCGTCTTCGGCAACAAGCTGCGGACGTACAGCGCCAAAGGGCCCACCCTCATTGCAGACATGCCAGCCAGCGCAGCCGTGTCGAATCCTGGTCGTGGCAATGGAGACCGCGCCGTAATGGTGTTCGACATCCTGGGCAGTGGCACAGGGGCCGATGCTGGCTATGTCGTCGCAGGGGACGGGATAGAGCACACCGTGCTGCTACCCAGCACATTCCGCACCCAGGCCCTGGGCGGCGACAGCCTGCGCTTCAGCGTGTTTCGTGATCACATCGCCGTCGGCAGCGCTTCCCCGCTGGCCGACCCCGGAGACCCCGGCAATGCCGGCAACGTGTTTGTGCA